GGCGTAGTTGGTGAAAACACAATATGGGACGGTCCATTAAGTCAAGTCGGAAGACCTCACGGTAAGGGATCTAGCAATGGTATTAATGGTATGAAGTTAAAGTTAGGTAGTGTAAACTACTCTTCTGGACCTATAACACAAAAAGCAAAAAAATAAAATGAGTTTTTTTAACGATATAAAACTATATGCATTGAATACAACTGTTTTTGCTATTTCTTTATCTAATATTGACATGGTGTTAAAGTTAACTTTATTGTCTATATCTATTGGTTACACGGTACAGAAATGGTATTATTTAAATAAAAATAAAAAATAGATGGCAAGCTTAGACAAATCTAAAATGACTTGTAATAAACCAAGGAGAACTCCTAGTCACTCTACTAAATCACATGTTGTTAAAGCTTGTGCAGGTGGTAAAGAAAAAATAATTAGATTTGGTCAACAAGGTGTTACAACTGCAGGTAAACCTAAAAAAGGTGAATCAGCTAAGCAGAAAGCTCGACGTGCTAGTTTTAAAGCTAGACACGCTAAAAATATTAAAAAAGGTAAAATGTCTGCTGCTTGGTGGGCTGATAAAGTTAAATGGTAAAATTAAAAAGTCATGAATAAAGGTAAAAAATACGATTACAAAGAAGCTTATAATAAAAATCTAACCGCTAAAGCTAGATTACATTATTTAGAAAACGCTAGACACGATACTGACTCTCCTGCTAAAATGGAATCTGCTAAAACAGAAAAAAAGAACTTACTTAAGTATAACCCAGTCGTAAATAAATCTTCAGGATCTTTTATGTCTAAACATAGTCAATCAGGTTTTGCTTCTCCTATAAAGAAAAAAAGCTGTAAATACTAATATGGGTTTTAAACTTAAACCACCATTCGAGTGTGATAATACTCCAATATATCAAACTGATATGGAAGAAGGTGTTTTAGGGATGGCTAACAACAACGGTACTATACTTATAAATAAGTACTTGAGTCCAGCAAAAGCAAAAGAAGTTATAAAACACGAAAGAGTACATATCGATCAAATAAAGCGTGGAGATCTAGACTACGATGATAATAATGTTTACTGGAAAGGTAAAAAATATTCTAGAAAATCTATGAAAGAAGGCGCTAAGACCTTGCCTTGGGAAAAAGAAGCTTATAATAAAACTAAAAAAAAATAATATGGCATTTAAAATAAAGTCACCGCTAACAGCTGTAGGTAAAGATCCAAAACCAAAATCAAAACCAAAAGAAACTAAAAAAATGACAGTGCCAGAAGCACAGGTTAGAGGTTTTGATGAGCAATTTGAAATAGTCAAAGCTAAGTTTCCTAAATCTATAGTTAAAAGGAGAGAAGGTAAACTAGGTTCTTATACAGTTAGAAAAGGCGCTGGACAGTTTATGTATACTCCAGGTAAACCTATAAATTAATGAAAAAAATATTCCAATGGCTTACTGGTGGTGTTATCAAAGATGTTGGTAATGTTATAGATAAGCTCACGACTACTAAAGAAGAAAAATTAGAAGCTCAAAGACTAATACAAGAAATATTAGAAAAAGCTGATAGCGAGGCACAAGCACAGGTAACTGATCGGTGGAAAGCTGATATGGCTAGCGATAGCTTTTTATCTAAAAATATAAGACCTATAGTTTTAATATATTTAACTTTTATATTCACAGTTTTATCTTTTACTGATGGTAATATAGGTAGTTTTAAAGTGGACCAATCATATACACCTATTTTTCAGTCTTTACTGATAACAGTATATGGTGCTTATTTTGTTGGTCGTACTTGGGAAAAGAATAAAAAATCAAGTAATAATAAAGATAAGTAAATAAAAATTTAATTAAATCAAATCAAAATGAGTAAAATCACGAAAGAACAATTACAGAAAATTCAAGAACAGCAGAGTAAATTACAAAGCATCTTAGTTGAAATAGGTGTAATGGAAGTTCGCAAGCACGAAGCTACGCACGCACAATCTGTTTTGTCTCAAGAAATAGAGGCAACTAAAAAAGAACTTGAAGAGGAATACGGAGCTGTTAACATTAATATGCAAGATGGCTCTTACACTAATATTGAAAAAGAAGAAGATGACGACTCAGATCTAGCTGTAGTTAAATCCGAGAACTAATGAGTAGCGTAATTAGAAAAATAAGTATAGGTTCTGATTACAAAAATGATGCAATGCATTATGCTGTAGGTCAACAGGTTTATGGAGGTCATGAAATATCTCATATACTTCATAATGAATCTGAAGACTCTTATAGTATTCACATCAAGAAAAACAATGAGGTACTGCCATGGAAGAAGTTTAACTCTAACATGGCTGTATCTATTGAGTATGATTTAGCATATTAATGAAAAGTTTATTTGATTTTATTGTAAAGCCAGTTAATAAGCGTTACGATAATGAAATTAAAATAGGTAACAAAAGCCTTATAACTAATACTAATACAGAAGACTTTAAAGCAGTGAGTAACACGGCGGAGGTTGTTTCAATACCATCTGCTTATTCTACAACTATTAAAAAAGGTGATATAATAATTATTCACCACAATGTGTTTAGAAGTTTCTTTGATATTAGAGGTAAACGAAAAGATAGTAGATCTAAATTTATAGATAATTTATATTTTTGTTCACCTGACCAAATCTACTTGTACAAAAGTGATAGTAATTGGAAAGCCTTTCAAGACAGGTGTTTTATAAAACCCTTGCTAGATAACAACGATCTAACACTTGATAAAGAGAGAAAGCTTATAGGAATACTAAAATATGGTAATAGTTCCTTAGAAGCTGTTAAAATCGTTCCTGGTGACCTAGTTGGTTACACGCCTTATGGTGAGTTTGAGTTTATCATAAATGATGAACGATTATATTGTATGAAATCAAATGATATTGTAATTAAGTATGAACGTAAAGGAGACGAAGAAGAGTATAATCCAAGCTGGGCAAAGAGCAGTTGAAGAATTAATAAAAGTAGCTAAAGAAGCTATTGTTGATTCTGATGATGATATTTCTGCAGATAGATTAAAAAATGCTGCTGCTACTAAAAAGTTAGCTATATTTGATGCTTTTGAAATACTTAAACGTATTGAAGATGAAGAAAACATACTTAATGATAAACCTATTGAAAAGAAAGAAAAAGCTTTCAGAGGTTTTGCTGAAGGAAGATCTAAGTAATGTACGAGCAATCATTATATAAAATATTACCCAACCATATTAAACCTAAAATAATAAATAAAAAAAATAGGTATAATAAATGGGAGTACGGCTACAATGAGGAGTTTGATATTATTGTAATAAGTAAAACCGGTAAGATCGGGGATATATACGAGATACAAAACTTAAAAATAGCTTTACCAAAACAAGAAGATGTTCACGAGTTTGAAGAAAATAAATGGAAACCTTTTGAATATCCTAAAGAATTACAGAGAATAAAAACTATATTTGATTGGAAAAACTACGACGAAAGTTTTAAAGAAAAGTGGTATGATTATATAGATGATGAGTTTAAACGCCGTGAGCAAGGTTTTTGGTTTAAAAACAATAATAAACCTACTTATGTCACTGGTACTCATTATATGTATCTACAATGGAGTAAAATTGATGTAGGTAATCCAGATTTTAGAGAATCAAATAGGTTATTTTATATTTTTTGGGAAGCTTGTAAAGCTGATAAAAGATGCTTCGGTATGTGTTATTTAAAAAATAGACGTTCTGGATTTTCTTTTATGGCATCTGGAGAAACTGTTAACGAAGCTACTATATCAAGTGATGCAAGGTTTGGTATATTATCTAAGTCAGGACCTGATGCAAAGAAAATGTTTACTGATAAGGTTGTACCTATATCTGTTAACTACCCTTTCTTCTTTAAACCCATACAAGACGGTATGGATCGTCCAAAAACAGAACTTGCATATAGAGTTCCAGCATCAAAGCTAACAAGAAGGAACATAACTTCTACAGACAGACCGGAAGAACTACAAGGACTTGATACGACTATAGATTGGAAAAATACAGGTGATAACTCTTATGATGGTGAAAAACTAAAACTATTAGTTCACGATGAAAGTGGTAAGTGGGAGAAACCTAATAATATACTAAACAACTGGCGAGTAACAAAAACTTGTTTACGATTAGGTTCTAGGATTATTGGCAAGTGTATGATGGGCTCAACATCAAACGCTTTAGATAAAGGAGGTGATAACTTTAAAAAACTTTATTATGCTTCAAACGTCGAAAAAAGAAACCGTAATGGACAGACTAGTTCGGGATTATATTCTTTGTTCATACCTATGGAATGGAATTACGAAGGATTCATCGATTCTTATGGGTTACCTGTATTCGAAGCACCAAGAGAAAAAATCTACGGACCGTTCGGTGATGAAATAACTCAAGGTGTTATTGAACATTGGCAAAATGAAGTTGAAGGTTTAAAAGACGATCAAGACGGGTTAAATGAATACTATAGACAGTTTCCAAGAACAGAGGAACACGCTTTTAGAGATGAAGCAAAAGAGTCTTTATTTAATCTAACTAAAATATACGAGCAAATAGATTATAATGCTGATTTACACAATACATCTACAATAACAACAGGTAGTTTCCAGTGGGAGAATGGTATTAAAGATACAAGAGTTTTATTTTATCCTAACAAAGATGGTAGGTTTAAAATATCTTGGATTCCTCCAGTTAATTTACAAAATAAAATAGCCATAAAAAATGGTGTTAAATACCCTGGTAATGAACATTGTGGAGCTTTTGGTTGTGATAGTTACGATATATCAGGTACAGTAGACAAAAGAGGTTCTAATGGATCTTTACATGGCTTAACAAAGTTTTCTATGGAAAACGTACCACCAAACTTATTCTTTTTAGAATACATAGCTAGACCTCAAACCGCTGAGATATTCTTTGAAGACGTTTTAATGGCTTGTGTATTTTATGGAATGCCAATATTAGCTGAAAATAACAAACCTAGATTATTGTATCATTTTAAAAACAGGGGATACAGAAATTTCTGTATGAATAGACCTGATAAAATTTATACAAAGTTATCTAAAACTGAAAGAGAATTAGGAGGTATACCTAACTCAAGTGAAGATGTAAAA